GGACGTGCGCGCGCTGCGCCAGCAGGTCAGGGCGAAGGGGGAAACCCCGGTCGCCCCGGATCCGACGAAGGCCGTGGAGGATCTCTCCAAGCGGGCAGAGGTGCCCGTACCGATTCCCGGACCGTCCGGGCCGCCCGGGCCCAGCGGGAGTCCGGGCAAGGATGCGCCCACCATCACGCCCTCACCGGGCGCCTCGGGAGCGGTCGGGGCCACCGGGGCTCAGGGGCCGCAGGGCGTCCCGGGCGCCGACTCCACCGTTCCCGGACCCCAGGGCGAGCAGGGGGCGCAGGGCGAGAAGGGCGAGAAGGGGGATCCGGGGCCGGCCTGCCCGGACGGCTACCACCTCGAGGCCCCGTCCTACGACCCGGATGCGCTCGTCTGCCGCCGCGACGGCGCAGCCGACCCGAGCCCCACCCCGGATCCACAGAGCGGCCTCCTCGGCATCGCCGCGCTCACCATGACCGCCTCCTACCGGCGGCTGTAGACCTACGACGACGCCCCCAACCACGGTCACTACGGCCGTGGTTGGGGGCGTTTCGTCATGCCCTGGCTCAGTCGTCGAGCTCGATGCGGAAGTCGACGATGGTGGTGTCGCCGCGGCGCACGATCGGGTGGGCGACCTCGACGACCCGGCCGGTGTCCGCGATGTGCTTGCGCGTGTACCGCAGCACGGGCACGCCGGCGCCGATGCGGAGCGTGGCTGCCTCGAGCTCCGTGGGCATGGCCGCGGTGAACGACTCGGTGATGGCCGTGACGCGGATGCCGAGCGTCGCCAGCTGCGCGCGGGTGCCGCCCGGCCACGGCTCGTTGATCGGGTCGGCGACCGGGGTGTCCTGGACGTCGGACCAGCGCACATAGCTCGTGCTCATCTGGGTCGCCTGGTCGTTGTCGTAGAACACGAAATGCCGGGCGAGGAGCCGTTCACCGACCTCGCACTCGAACAGGGCGGCCAGATCAGCGTCGGCCTGGACGCGCTCGAACCGCTTGTCGAGCCGGTACTCGGACCAGCCGATGCCCTGATCCCTCGTGTACGGGGTGGACCTGGCGCCCGGTGTCGTCCGGTACCGGTCGGCTGCGAGCCGGTGGATGGCGGGCCGAGGGCGCACGCGGGTGCCGGCGCGGGCGCGGCTCTCGATGAGGCCCTCGTTGGTGAGGAGCCTGAGCGCGTTACGGATCGTCGTCGGGGAGACGCCGCCGTACTCGGCCTCCAGGGCGGGAATGGTGGGGATCTGGTCGCCGGGCCCGAACTCGCCGGAGGAGATGCGGCGCCGCAGGTCGGCAGCGATCCGCAGGTACTCAGGCTGTGCCACCACGGCACCCCCAATCGAAGCGATCACGTCAATCTGAGTACACATACTCTCCCCTGCCCCTTGACCAGCGCCAATCCCGGCTACATTGTGAGTACAGATAAGCAGTACCTGTACTCAGATAACCACTGTTCCCGGGGGACAGCCATGCCCGAGTCGGGTCATACCTGGCGGAAGCCGTTCAAGGGCGAGCCCATCGAGGCCGCCCACGTCCGTCTGTGGACCCGCGGCCGGGTGAAGCACCCCGACGCTCCGCTCATCGCGCACGAGCTGTACGTCGCCGTCCTCAAGTCCGGCGCCCCCGTCATCGAGATGACCCTCTCGACCGCGGGCAACCGCATCCGCATCACAGCCGAGGGCGCCGAACCCCTTCCCGTCGGCTACAGCCACGGGCCCGGCTGGACGCTCATCAACGGCCTGGCCCACCTCACCGGGATCACCACCGACGAGTGCGGGCTGTGGGCACAGCTGGGGATACCACGGTGAGCCCGCGAGTGCCCTCGGCGCGGGAGCTGACCCGGGCGCAGTACTCCGGGTGGGCGTGCGTCTACTGCAGCGCCGACCTCAGCAAGGGGGCCGTGTCCGCCGGCCGGTCCCAAGGGTCCGTCGGTGCCCACGACTTGAGCGTCGAGGTCTACGCCTGCGCGGGCTGCGCCGTCGCCCTGGGGATCATCGAACCGCCGGAGGACCACTGATGCACGAAGGCGTCCGCATCTGCTGCCGCTGCCAGCAAGGCATCCTGCCCGCCGAGCCCTACGACGAGGTCGTACACGACCGGCCCACCGGGGCGCACCTCGCCCTGTTCGTCCACAAGGGCAGCACCTGCAAGCAGCAGCCCCGCCAAGAGACCCCCGTCCGCTCCTGTACCCCGTGAGCACGTAGGGGCGGACGGGCCCGAACGCGGCCCCGGTCGGCTGACTCCCCCTCGCCGACCGGGGCCGCTCCATGTCTGCGCAGGTCACGCGCCACATGAGCCCCTTGGGCCCCGTAACTCCCCGTGACTATTAGGTAGTGGCGTCTCAGGTACATATTGGGGTTCCCGAACCTGGGACAGAGACACCCCTACTGAGGCACACTCAGGCCATGAAGCCCACTCCAACGGGGGACGGCCAGACGCGCGCCGTCATCTACTGCCGCATCAGCCAGGACCGCACCGGCGCCGGCCTCGGCGTCGACCGGCAGCGCGAGGACTGCGAGGCCCTCGCCGAGCGCAACGGCTGGCACGTCGTCGAGGTGTACGTCGACAACGACGTCTCCGCGTTCCGGAAGGGCAGCAAGCGCAAGGACTACGCGCGGATGCTCGGCGACCTCGAGGACGGCATCGCCACCGTCGTCATCGCCTGGCACACCGACCGCCTCCACCGCTCCCCCGTCGAGCTGGAGGGCTACATCGACGTGTGCGAGCGCCGCGGCGTCTCCACGCACACCGTGCAGGCCGGCGAGCTCGACCTCGCCACCCCGTCCGGGAGGATGACTGCCCGCATCCTCGGCGCCGTCGCCCGCCAGGAGAGCGAGCACAAGGGCGAGCGCGTTGCCCGTGCCCGCCGTCAGAAGGCCCTCAACGGGGAGTGGATGGGCGGCATCCGCCCGTTCGGCTGGGGCGTGCCCACGGGCGAGACGCGCACGGTCGCCGACCGGAAGACCGGCGAGGAGCGCGAAGAGCCCGTGCTCGACTGGCTCAAGGCCGTGCCCGAGGAGGCCGAGGCCCTGCGCTACTTCACGGACGAGATCCTCTCCGGCGGGTCGATCCGGTCGCTCACGAAGTGGTGCGCCGACAAGGGCGTGACCACGACGCGCGGAAACCCGATCACCCACCAGGACATGCGGGAGATGCTCATCCGCCCCAGGAACGCGGGCATCGCCGTGTACCGGGGCGAGGAGGTCGGGCGCGGGAAGTGGGAGCCGATCGTCGACGAGGCGAAGTACCGGGCCGTGTGCGCGATCCTCAAGGACCCGGCGCGCACGACGAACCGGGGCGCGCAGCCGAAGTGGGTGGGCTCGCTGCTGTACCTGTGCGGCCGGAACGCCTGCGGCACCGGCATGACCGTCACCATGTCCGGCGGACGCCAGTACCCGAGCTACCGCTGCCCGACCGGCCACGGCGGCGGCCGGCGCGCCGAGATCGTGGACCAGTACGTCGAGGACGTCATCGTCGAGCGGCTGTCACGCGACGACGCGCACGACCTGCTACTGCCCGGCCCGGGCGACGTCGACGTGGCCGGCCTGCAGGCCGAGGCGGAGAAGGCCCGGCAGCGGATGAAGGACCTGGGCGGCCTGTTCGGCGCGGGACAGATCGAGCTGACCGCGTTCACGGAGGGCACCGATGCGGCCCGCGGTCAACTGGAGGGCATCACACAGCAGCTGGCCCGCGCGGCAACCCGCGATCCGCTCGTTGACCTGGTGGGGGCGCCGGACGTGCGGAAGGCGTGGAAGGCGCTGGAACTTGACCGGAAACGGACGGTGCTGCGGGCGCTGATCGGGGTGACGCTGCTGACGCCGCGGCAAGGGCGGATGCCCGACGGCGGGTACTTCGACTACGACGCGGTCGACTTCGCGTGGAAACGTTAGGCGTTTCTCAGAATGGGGGTTCCTCGTCCCATCCTTGAGCTCCGGGCCGCTTCTCTCCCCACCCAGGGTCGTCGTCGTTCTGATCCTCGTCCACCGTCCCCAGGTGCTCCATAAGGACTTGCGCTGTGCTTTCGACGGCGAGGCGGACAATCGCCTGTAGCTGATCAGGGGTCAGCCGAGTGGCAGCTTCTTTCGCCTTCTTTTCGTTGTCTTCCTCCCGCATCGCTTCGACTGCATCGTCGTCTGGTTCGTCGAGCGGGTCGCCGAAGCGGTAACCAGGGGGGAAGGGCGTGCCCGGGCGTAGCATGTCCGGTTCCAAGAACGCGGGTGCATGCCAGTCAACCTCCAAGTACTTCAAGGCTGCTGCGTGTGCTCGCACGAAGAATTCCGACCCGCCTTCGGTGGCGATCCGATCCATCAGCACGCGCTTCAGCAGAAGCGTCACGCCCGCCCAGTAGACGCCGCCGCCATCCCGATCCTCCGGCTGCGCCATGGCGATAACCCGATTCCCTTCCTCCATGGGGAGAAAGAAGTAAGCGATCGGCGTATCGAAGACGATCGCCAACGCCAGCATCTCGTCGGCGTCGAACTTCCGGGGCCGGCCACCCTGCCATGATCGCTCTGCTGCACTGATCGATGCTTTCGACCAGGACCTACCTGTGTACTTCTCCAGCCGCTCGGCCACCTCTTGCTGCGTCCAACCTCGGGAGCGCCGCGCCCTGGTCATGTTGTAGGCGACCAATTGGTTAACGGTTGGCGCCTCCTGCGGCGAGAGTTTCCGCAGGTCAATCGGCTCGCTGGGGGAAGTCGAGTCGTTGTTGTCCATGAGGCCACTGTAGACCGCCAGTCAACGGCAGGCAACATCTTGTCTGCACCGCGTTGACTCTGTTACCGCAGTGACCTAGAGTCAACGCCATGCAGACGGATCAACCGCCTGAGTTGACTCCTTCGCTGCGCGATGCACGCGAAGCCAAGGGGCTGACGCTACGGGCCGCAGCGCATATGTCCGGAATCGATCCAGGCCACCTTTCAAAGGTGGAACGCGGAGAGAAGCAACTGTCCCTCGAAGCGCTCTACCGGCTGGCTCTAGTCGTCGACCTCGACGAACTCGCCAGCCATTTGAAGCCCCTCCTGCCGCATAAGTCCGTCGCATGACGGTCGCGTTGGAGCACGTCGCCGCTCACGGCTGGTACCCGAGAGCGTCGGCAGAAACGACGAAGAGGGGCGGCTGGTACCCACCCCTCTTCTGTCGAGCAAATCCACGAACCCACGCAATGAGATCGGAAGAACGCTCGTGAACACAACGGTACAGCCCGAGGCGCCGACGGCGTCGCCTGCCCCGAGAGAGCAGAGCCTCAGCACCTTCCTACACGTCGAGACCATGAACGACCTCGACGACGGGCGCCCCACCCTCGTCGCCGGCACCGAGTCCAACCTCGGCGACCTCTGCGAGACCAGCCCCGCCCGGGCCCGCGGCCTGGTCGCCGACGCCCGCGCCCGGCTCGACCAAGCCGAACGGCTCATCAACGAGTACGAGGCCGCCACCACCCTCGCCGCGATCCTCGCCGAGCACGACCTCACCCTCGTCGAGGTCGACCTACGCACCGTCGCCGAGTTCGCCGGCGACCTCGCCCCGCGCCTCGCCTGCTGGGCAGGCAAGGAAAACGGGCGCGTCATCGTCTGGGTGCCCGCCGGCCAGGACCCGGTCAAGCGCACCAACGCCGTCGCCGACCTCGTCAACGACCCGGCCTCTGTTGTCCACGAGGTCCAGGCATGACGTGCGAAACGCACGCCGCGACGGCCGGGGGTGTGCAGCTCGTGGACACCCCCGGCCGCCCGGCCCGGCCCGCCGGCTACTGGGAGCGCATCGACCGCATCGTGGCCGCCGCTCCCCCGCTCTCGGACGAGCAGAAGGCGATCATCCGCGCACAGTTCCACGCGCCCGCAGCACGGGAGGCGGCGTGAACGCGGAACACCCCATCGAGGAACCCGACGACGAGATCACCCAGTACCTGCGGCGGGCCGCCGAGCGCGGCCGCCACGAGATCGTCCTCGGATCGATCAAGGCGCACTTGGAAGAGCAGCCCACGGCAAACGCCGTCCAGTCGGTCACCCGGCACTGGATCGCCGACCTGGCCGCCCTCGGCGAAGAGGTCGCCAAGACCAAGCGCCGAAGTACCGGCTGAGCCGCGGGCCGGGCGCCGCCATCCCCCCGCCGCGCCCGGCCCGCACCCCACGAACAACCTGGCCACTGTTCGAAGAGAAGAGCCGTTCCGTGAACGTCGGCATTCGTATCCCCGCCGAACTCGGCGACGCCGCCCTGGCCTACGCCGCTCTCGGCATCAAGGTCTTCCGCGTGCGGCGCAGCAAAGCCCCCTACGCCAACTGCCCGAAGTGCGACCGGCAGAGCAGCCTGTACGTCAAGCACCGCCCCGAGGACTGCCGTTGCGGCGTCCCCACCTGCCACGGCTTCCACGCCGCCACCACCGACACCGGCCTGATCCGGCGCTGGTGGCGCGAGGAGCCCGACGCCAACATCGGCGCGCCGTGCAAGCTGAACGGCTGGGCGACCATCGACGTCGACCCGCGCAACGGCGGCCGCGAATCCCTGTGCCGCCTCGAACAGCGCGTCGGCGTCCTGCCCGGCACCACCATGCAGATCACCGGTGGCGACGGCCTCCACATGATCTACCGGTCCCCCGGCTTCGACCTGCCCGGCGAACCCTTCGAGGGCATCGACTTCAAGCACAACGGCTACATCCTGCTCGCACCGTCCATCCACAAGTCCGGCGCCCGCTACCAGTGGCCCGGCACACGCAACGTGTTCTACAAGCCCCAGACCCCGTGGCCCGCGGCTCTCCTGCCCAGGAAGGAACGCAAGGCCCCGCCCGCACCCCGTCCGGCGGCCCGCCCCGGCGACCTCAATCACCCGTTCTGGAACCGGTCGGCTCGGCGCCCCGGCGGCGGCAAGCTGTGGACCGTCGACCAGCTCGTGCAGCACGTCATGGACTCCGTGGCCGGCGACCGGAACAAGGGGCGCAACAACTCCTTCTACTTCGCGGCCTGCCGCGCCCACGAACTGGACGCGCAGGGGCTCATCGACCTCGGCGAGGCCCAGGCCGCCCTCCTTCACGCCGCGTCGGTCGTCGGCCTCACGGACGCCGAGGCGAGCGCCTCGTTCGACAGTGCCGCAACCCGGCCCAGCGACAAGGGGTACGCGGCGTGAGCACCGCATTCGATGAGGACTTCGAGCGGCTCTTCGGCGAGGAGCCGCCACCCGAAGAGCCGCCAGGCGAGGGCGTCAGCGAGAACCCCACCCAGGTCCGTCTCGCTGCCCTGCGCGCTGCCCTCGTCGACACGGCCGGTCTCGACCACCTGCCCGACCCGGTGCCGCTCATCGAGGGCGTCCTCTTCCGTGACTCCCTCGCCTGGATCTACGGCAAGCCTGGCTCGGGCAAGTCGTTTGTCGGCATCGACTGGGCCGGCTGCGTGGCGAACGGCCTGCCCTGGGCAGGCGTCCACGAGGTCAGCAAGGGCCGCGTCCTGTACCTGGTCGCCGAGGGCACCTCCGGCATCCGTAAGCGTGTCCGCGCATGGGAGCGTCACACCGGCATCCCCATGCATGACGTGACGTTCCTGCCGATCGCCGTGCAGCTGCTGCACGGCACCGACCGGGGAGCCCTCGGCCTGCTCGTGCAGGAGATGCGGCCGGCGCTCATCGTCATCGACACGCAGGCACGCTGCACCGTCGGCGCGAACGAGAACGACAACGGCGAGATGGGCCAGGTCGTAGCCGCCGCGGACCAGCTGCGCGAGGCGTCCGGCGCGTGCGTGCTGCTGATCCACCACTCGGGTCGCAACGGCGAGAACATGCGCGGCGCGTCCGCGTTCGACGGCGCCGCCACCTCGATCATCAAGGTCACGAAGAGCGAGGAGTACGTCGAGGTCCAGTGCGACAAGCAGAAGGACGTCGAGGACTTCGACGCGGTGTTCCTCAAGATGCAGCCCGTCCTCGAGTCGTGCGTGCTCATCAACCGCACGGCCAGCCCGGTGGAGGAGAACCAGCTCTCGAGGACTGAGCAGCGGCTCCTCGACGTGATGCACGAGGTGTTCCCGAACGAGTCCGTCTCGCGGGCGCGCCTGGTCGAGGTCTCCGAACTGGCGTCCAGCACGGTCTACCGGTCGGTCGCGAAGCTCGAGCGGCTCGGCTACCTGGTGAAGACGGGCAGTGAGACCCGGCCTACCTGGCGCCTCTCTACCGCTACCGCGAGTACATCGGGCGGTGACGCTGCGTAGAAGAAACTTCCCATTTTCGCCGTGGGAATTGATCTTGCCTAACGGTCCGAACTTCCCACCCTGTCCGGCCACTTCCCAACCCGCACGCAGCAACTGACCTGCGAACTTCCCAACTTCCCAACCTCTTCCCAACGGCCCGCCCAAATTCCCACCCACCCCCCCTCTCTTAGGGGGGTGGGAAGTGGGAAAAGTGGGAGCGGCGCGGTCGGTGGGACTGAAGAGAAAGAAACCCCATGCGCCCCTCTGCCCGTACCCATGAAGCCCGCTACAGCCACGAGAACAACGGCCACCCGTACTTCACCACCAAGCCGGTCGTCGGCTGGGGGGACGACGGCTGCGCCCTCGTGGCCGACGAGAAGACCGGCTACCTGCGCGACGCCGACACCTACTCCAACTTCGCCGGCCTCGTTCCGCTAGATCCGACCCCGCTCAACGCAATCCCTGGCCAAGGGTGGCTCGTCGAGTACGAGACCACCGCCGGAGACACCGAAACCGTGCCGGTCCTGGCGTGGGCATTCGACACCGCCGGCACCTGCACCCCGCTGGTCGCCGACTCGGACGGCTACACCGAGGACGCCACCGTCCGTACCGGTTTTTCCCGCGTCTACCACCCGGATCAATCGTGAACGTCAACGACATCGTCGCGGAGAAGATCGCCGCCGCCCGTGCCCGCGCCGAGGCGAACAAGCGCCGGCGCGCATCCCTCAACGCCGCCCGGCAACGCGGCCTCGCCGCCCGGCACGCCCAGAAGCTCCGCAACCTTTCCGCCCGCACCACGGACGGATCCGCGGCCGACGACGTGGTGGTCGAGGTGACGGAGGCCGAGTTCCACGCCGCCGCCTCCAAGGCCCTCGCCCGCCTCGGCCTCACCTACGGCCAGCTCGAAGACCAAGCCCGCCGCCGCGACTTCGTAAGCGCCCAAGCCCAATCGCTGTGGGTGTCCATCGGCGGCGCCATCAACCCCGAACTCCTGGAATCCCAGGAAGAAACCACCAAGGAGAACTCATGAACATCGCCACCGGATCCATCCTCAACATGGCGCCCGCCGGCCACGACTGGGTCATCGCCTTCGACTTCATCGACGACAGCCCCGAGATCGTCTGCCCGGTCATCGGCTGGGCCACCGTCGTCGAGGCCCACCTGACCGACGGAACCGCCACGACCGGCGTCCAGCCCGTCTTCCTGTACCTCGACATGCTCTGGACGCCGTCGCAGCTGCGCGAGCACACCCCCGAGCTGGGCGCCTACAACGTCCGCGCCCGCGAGATCACCCGCGCCACCACCAAGGAGAACCAGTGACCATCACCGCTGACCTGATCGCCGCTTACGAGGACGCTGGCCCCCGTCTCACCCCGACCGAGCGGGCCTCAGTCGACCGGTACAACCACACCATCGACGGGTACGCCGACTGCTTCCCGCTCACCACCGAGGACATCGCCAGTCATCTGGGCGAGTTCGGATTGCCCGCCACCCTCGGGATGATCGACTCGCACTTCCGGATGCTGGGGACCTGGCGCGAGGCGATCGACACGCTGTACGTCGACCTCCGCACGGGAGTCAGTCCGGAGCCGGGCCCGCACGCGACCTCCATCGAACTGATCACCTTCGAGGGTCACACGCTGACCAGCATGGTCACGCTCACGCGCGAAGCCGTCTGCAAGGCGTTCGTCGGCACCGCCGGCCCTGAGACCGCCGACGACGGCCGCGTAGTCGTCGCCGGCATGTAGCACCGCACACACCGGCCGGGCCCGCGGACATCGGGCCCGGCCACCTGCCGAACTTTACGGGATCCCGTAAAGGCGCAGGTCAGCCAGCTTAACCAATCGGGTAACCACACCAGAGAAGGAGTCCGCCATGTCAGGCGAGACCGTCATCACCGTCGTCGGCAACCTGGTCGATAACCCCGAGCTCCGCTTCACCCCCTCCGGGGCGGCCGTCGCCAAGTTCCGCATCGCCTCCACCCCGCGCGTCTTCAACCGCGAGGCCAACGAGTGGAAGGACGGCGAAAGCCTGTTCCTCACCTGCTCGGTGTGGCGGCAGGCCGCCGAGAACGTCGCCGAATCCCTGCAGCGCGGCATGCGCGTCATCGTCCAAGGCCGGCTCAAGCAGCGCTCCTACGAGGACCGCGAGGGCGTCAAGCGCACGGTCTACGAGCTCGACGTCGACGAGGTCGGCCCGACCCTCGCCCGCGCCACCGCCAAGGTGGTCAAGAACCCGGCGGGCGGCGGCCAGGCCTCTGCGGGGCAGAGCCCCACGCAGGATCCGTGGGCCGGCGCCCGCCCCTCAGCCTCCCGCCCGCAAGGGGGTGGCGGATGGGGTGGCGCACAGCAGCAGGCCACCCCCGCACAGCAGCCCGCAGCCCAGGGTGCCGGCTACTCCGACGAACCGCCCTTCTAGGAGGCCGACATGAGCGACCACGACATTCAGCTGGTCTCCCTCGGCATCGCCGCGGGCATGGACCTGATGCTGCTCATCCAGATGGTGTTCGCCATCCTCGACGACCGCCGCGACCGCAAGACTCTGCGCGCCGCCCAGGCCAAGCTCAAGGCCGCCGAGGAAAGGGCCGCGGCATGACCGCCAGCTGCGGCCTGTGCGAACGCGACCTCGAGGCCGGCTACCTCTGCCCGGGCGACACGCTCGCCCTGGCCGAGCGCCTCGACCGCATGCCAAAGATCTACAGCGCGCTCGCCGGGTTCCTCAGCCCGGCGGGCCGCGCCACCACCGAGTTCGTCACCCGCAGCCACGCGGGCGCCACCCTGCCCGTCGACGAGGCCGTCCTGGACATGAGGTACGGCGGTATCGCCCTCGTCCTGGAGGGCTGGCGGTCCGACGTACAGCGGGTGCGCGGCTGGGGCGAACCCGCCGTCACCGGCAACGTCGAGGAGCGTGTCCTCCGCGCCGCACGCTGGCTCGGGATGGAGCTGTCGTGGATCGCCGACTCCTACCCGGCGGCCGGCGACCTCGCCTCCGAGATACGCGAGTTGGAGGGCGCCGCCCTGTCCATCGTCGGGGCGACACCGGACCGCGGTAAGCGCATCGGCAACTGCGTCGCCGTCGACGCGTCCGGCGTGATCTGCGGCGCCGTCCTGCGCCACCACCACGGCGAGACGCGCCTCGTCTGCCCGTGGTGCACCTGCGTGTACGGGGCCGCCGACTTCCTGATGTTGAAGACGCTCCAACCCGAGGAGGCGTGATGCCTGGACGCATCGTCACCTGCCGCGTCCTGAACCGCTTCGGCCACCAGTGCACCGGCGAGGCAGTCGACCCCGACGCCGAACTCAAGATCTGCGTCCGGCACCTGGCCGAGGCTCAGCGGCTCATCCATGAGGCGTTCCGCAGGACGCGCGCCAACGACGCCAAGACGGCCGAGAGTTGATGCGCTGATACCGCCGCAGACCTATACGAACCCCAAGATTCTGTGGCAAGCTCTAATCTGTACTCACAAAAGAAGACGGCCCAAGGCTGGGACGGCAATCCCAACCAAGGGCCTGACCGAACTCCCTGCCTACACAAGGAGACGGCTGTGGCCGATCTTTTCGCGCGCCCCGACGCGTCCGCAAGTTCTGCGCTGGCCGAGCCCAGCGATCTCGACGTCGCCATCAACGTTGCCCAGCAGCTCCTCGACAGCGACCAGGTCCTCTCGCTCCGCGAGGCGCTGCGCCTCCTGCTCCGCGCCCTCGGCGCCGAACCGGTCGACCCCTCGTTCGCGGCCGAGTTCCCCACCATCGCCGCCCACCTCGCCGCCGAGCGAGGCGAGCGCCGGTGAGCACCGAGCCCCGCACGGTTACCGTGAAGGTCATCGTCACCAAGGCCCTGGAGATCGACGAGCCCGACTGGTGCATCGACCCCCACGACGGCGCCAACCACCGGCAGGACATCACCCACAACGGGCCCGAGACCTACGCCGAGTTCGACACCCCACTCGGCACCATCCGCTACATGCGCGCCTGGATCTCGCACGCCCCCTACGGCGAACTCGCCCCCGAACCCCTGCCCCTCATCGCCGTCGAGATCGGCGGCGACGCCGTATCCGTCGACCCGGCCGGCCTACGCGCCTTCACCGCCACCACCCGCGCCCACCTCGACGCCCTCGACCAGCTCGCCGACGAAGCCGAGCTCATCCGCAACAGGAGCGAGGCATGAACGCCCCGAACACCGTCGGCACCTGGGTCCGTCGAGGCTCACTCACCGCCGGCATCTGCTACACGGCGACCGCCGAGTACGAGCTGGCCCGCCGCCTCGGCGCCGTCATCCCCGTCGCCGTCATGCTGCCCCTGGCCATCGACTTCTACGTGATCGCCGCCCTGCGCTGGTTCCGCGCGTTCGACATCGGCCTGAGCCTCGCCCTCATGGGTGCCGCCCAGGTTGCCGCCCACGCCCTCGAAGCCGGCGTCATCAAGGTCAGCCTCGACATGGTCGCCGTCACCTCCCTGCTCGTCCCCGTCTCCCTGTGGCGGACACACGCGCTCGCCCGGCAGACGCCACGGGACGCCACCCCGCCCGCCACCGTCCCGCCCGTCCCTCAGGCCGAGCCGGTCGTCCTCGAACGCGAGGTGGGTGAATTTCATCCACCTGAGATCCAGGACGCACCCAAGACGCACGAACTCCCGCCCGGGACGGGCCAGGACGACAAGGACGACGAGCCGTCCCCGCCCGTCCTCCTCACCGCCCGAGACGTCGCCGACCGATACGGCGTCGACCCCTCCACCGTCCGCAGCTGGGTCCACAACGGGACGCTCGAAGTCCACGACAAGACGGCCCGAGGACACAACCTCTTCCACCCCGACAAGCTCCCCCAGGAGGCACAGTCATGAAGCTGCTCATCCTCGGCGCCCTGCTCGGACTCCTCCTCCTGTACCCGGCCCTGCTCGCCGTCGCCGTCACCATCGCCGCCGCCATCCTCGCCAAGCCCCTCGTCGTCGCGTTCGGCCTCGGCCTGGTCGCCCGCCCGCACCTGCCCCGACTGCGCAGGTGGGCACGATGAGCGAGCTCACCCCCCTCGACAAGGCCGAGGCCGCGGTGAGAGACGCGACCGCGAACACGGACATCGTCCGGATCGTCGCGGCTGTCCTCGCCACCCAGCAGGCCACCCAGCAGCAGCCCCACCAGTGCGAACACCACACGCCACAGCAGCAGTTCGACGCCAAGAAGTGGTGGACCATCGGCGGCCTCGCCATCGTCGGCGGCTGCGTCGCCTGCGCCCTCGCCCTCGCATTCGCCCTGGCCGCCACCGCCATCGCCACCTGCGCCACCTGCGCCACCGCCTGCCTGATCGTCCTGCGCTCCATGTGGCGCGACTACGCCAAGGGAAAGTGACCATGAACCGCCAACAGCACCTGAAGCTGGCCGACTCCGCCGTGACTCGGGCCGAACGGCTCGCTGGTGACGCCGAGCGCTACGCCGCCCACCCCGACCAGCCGCACAAGGCCGCCCCGCTCGCCACGGCCGGCGCGCTGTGGGCGGACATCGCCCGCGCTCACGCCGCCATCGCCAAGGCCATGCCCGAGACCAACGCCAAGACCACGGAGGACTGACCCATGGCCGACGACCTCAAGTTCAGCGACTTCACCCGCGGCGAGCAGCTGCACCTCGTCGCCCTGCATGCCCGGATGGCGAAGCGTGGCATCGCCGGACCCACGGTCGACCTGAGCGACCTGCAGAAGAAGGTCCGCCGCATCGAGAAGCGGGCGGAGAGCCGCAAGAACAAGAAGTAGCTACGCCCCGGGGACGGCGCCCCATCCGCCAAGACAGCCGCCGTCCCCGGGCGTCCCGTACCCCATCAAGAGGCAGGAAGCCACAGCATGACAATCACCCTCGTCAAGACGCCAGAGGACGCCGAGGACGCCCACTCGAAAGAGGAGTCCTCGACCCGTCCCGAACGACGCCGCGCCCGCTACCTCCGCATCACGAAAGCCGCCCTCGCCGACGAACGCGTCCGCACCACAGGACGCCTCGCCGTCCGCCACGCGTCCTACATCTCAGGCGGCACCAAGGTCGTAGGACGCCGCATCTGGGACGGACGCAGCGCGTCCCGATACGAGCGGATGATCCGCGCCGCCGAAGCCGCCGGCCTCCTCGACGAGGTCAAGGAATGGGAAGCCCGCGGCCACCAGTTCCGCGCCGCCCGCCACCGCAGGCGCATGGACATGCTGCAGTTCGCCCTCAACGCGCCCAAGGCCGTCGCATCGGCGATCGCGACCGGTGGCGGCGTCCTGCTCATGCTCGGCATCCTCCTCGCCTGGGCCAACCACGACGTACACGACGTCCTCACGCCCATCGAAACCGTCGTTGACCTCGTGCGATGGGTCGCGTTCATCGCGGGCATCGTCTGGGACCCGTTCCTGTTCGCCGCCCCGTGGATCGGCCTCGCCGCGGTGTGGGCCGTGGGGCGCAACCGGCACACCGCGCCCCAGTGGGCCCTGCCCGTCAAGGACCGCGACATGGGCGGCCCGATCACCCCGCACATCGTCGTCGTGGCCTTCCGCGACCTCGGTATCGCCGCCCTCCGCAAGGCCATCGAGGACATGGGCGACGTCGGCGCCGCCATGCTGTCGCCCATCAAAATCGCAGGCTGCGGCGTCGAGGTCGACGTCACCCTGCCCTCCGGCGTCTCCACCGAGGAGATCCAGAACAAGCGGCGCAAGCTCGCCGAGAACCTCAACCGGCACGAACACGAGGTGTTCATCAGCATCCCGCCGCAGCCCCGCACCGTCCGTCTGTGGATCGCCGACTCCGGCGCACTCGACGAGCCCATCGGCGCCTCACCGCTCATGCTCGACGAGAACCTGGTCGCCGACTACTACACCGGCACCGCACCGTGGGGGCAGAACCTGCGCGGCGACCTCGTCGACGTCAGCGTCTTCCAGCGGCACATCCTGCTCACCGGCCTGTCCAACCAGGGCAAAACTGCAGCCCTGCGCGCCCTCGCCCTCTGGCTCGCCCTCGACCCCACCGTGGACTTCTACATCGCCGACCTCAAGGGCGTCGGCGACTGGCGCGGCTTCCTCGGCCTCGCGCGGCTGCTCATCCAGGGCCCGACCGATGACCACGTCGCCCAGGCCACCGACATGGTCGAGTGGGGCGTCGACGAGATGCAAAAGCGCATCGCCCTGCTCGAAGCATCCGGATCCACCGAGGGCGTCACCCGCGAGATGGCCCGTACCGACCCGCGCTTCCGGCCGGTCGTCCTAATCGTCGACGAGGCGCAGGTCGCCTACGGCTGTGGAGCCAAAAGCCCTGATGGGCGGCCCTACGGCGGCTCCAAGGCCACGTCCCGCTACTTCCAGGCCGTCAAGAAGATCCACGACCAGGGCCGGGCCGTGAACGTCACGATCTGGGAGGGCACGCAGGACCCGACGGACGAAAACCTGCCCAAGCGGTCCCGCGAGGGCAACCACATCCGTGGCAGCCTCGTGCTCGGCACCGAGTCTCAGGCCAAGATGGCGCTCGGCGAGGCCCCGGTCGAGGCCGGCGCCGCCCCGCACAAGCTGCGCCGCGACCTCGACCGCGGAACCCTGGTCGTCGCGGGCGGCGTCAAGATGGAGCCCGGCCAGGTCTCCGTGACCGTGCGCACGCACTACATCTCCGGAGACGACGCCGTAGTGCTCACCGACCGCGCCAAGGCCCGCCGCCAGGCCGTCGCCACCGTCCACAAGCTCGAAGTCGTCCAGCCCGTCGACCACCTCGCCGACCTGGCGGCCGTCATCGGCGACGAGAAGCGCGTGCGCACCACCGAGGTGCTGCACCGGCTCAAGACCCGCAACCACAACGCCTACGAGCACTGGACCGGCGCCCGCCTCAAGGCGCTGCTCGCCGAGTACGACGAAGAGCCCGGAGTCCTCGACGGCTACCCCGTGGTCAAGTGGGAGAGCGTTCAGCGGGCCCTCGAACGCCGCGACGAGGAGATCGCAGAGGCTCAGTGACCTTCCAGTGGACAGTGACTTCCCACTATCGGAGTCACTGAACAGCCCCACTGGCCGTCACCAGCGCAAACACCGATTCAGTGACCCAGTGAGGCCGCTTCCAGGGACCCTCAAGTGCCCCCGGAAACGGCCTCTCTGGCGTCCGCCATAGCCTCACTCACTGCCGCATCATGGGGGCATGGAGTCGCAGAACATCCGGCCCGGCCACCTCACCGCCCACCAGACCGCCCAGCAGCTCGGCATCACCCTCGGAGGAGTCCGCCTCCTCGTCCACCGCGGCCAGCTGCAGCGCTCAGGCGGCACATCACGGCAACCCTGGTACGCCGTCCCAGACGTCGCCGCACTCGCCGCCAAACGGGCCACACGCAAGGCTGCTTGACCGCAGGTCAGACAGCGTGTAACGATCTCGGTGAACAGCTGTGCCCTCAACCGGCACCACAGACCTGGGCGGCAAAGCTCCACGGAACGCATCCGTGACACTCGGCAGTGACGGCCGCCGTCCACCACACACGCACGACGAAGCCCCGGCCACATCCCCCCGGCCGGGGCTTCGCCGTGTCCAGGGGGTGACCATGGCCAGCAACCCGCGCAACGGCCGCCCCTACCGCCGCCTCTGCGCCTGGCTCCGGGCCCAACACCTGCCCTGCTGGTGGTGCGGCCACAACATCGGCTACGAGCTCAGTGCCAAGCACCCGCTGTCCTTCACCCTCGACCACGAGACGCCACTCTCCCGAGGCGGAGATCTCCTCGACCCCGCCAACGCCCGCGCCGCACACCGCCGCTGTAATTCGCAGCGCGGGAACAGAACGGCGCCACGGCGGCCGCGGCAGCGAGCCTCGCGGAACTGGTGACACGCCGTGCTCATCGTCGTCACCGGGCCGCCGGCCGCAGGCAAGTCGTCGTGGATCCAGTCCCACGCAACAGCACGTGACATCGTCATCGACCTCGACCTCATCACCCGCGCCCTCGCCGGGCCCGGCGCCCCCACCTGGAACCAGGACCCACTGCAACTACGCGTCGCACACCGCGCCCGCTACGCAGCCATGGACGAAGCCTTCACACTCCGCGACAAGACCGACGTCTACCTGATCCACACCATGCCCAGCGCCAAGGCGCGCGCGAAGTACAAGCGCCTCGACGCACGGATCGTGGTCGTCGACCCCGGCCGGGACATCGTCATGCAGCGCGTCGAAGCCATGCGCGACCCGGACATGAAGCGGGTCGTCACCCGCTGGTACAACAGCCGGCCCAAGGCGTCACCCGGAGCGATGCCGCAGACATCACGGGCCTGGTGAACATGATCAGCCGGACCGGCCGTCCCCATTTTTGGTGGCCTTCCCGGGCGACCCAAACGCCCTTGTCGCCCGATTTTTTGCGCGGCCATTTTCACTTCCTGATCCGCCGAAGCGAACGCCAGCGATTTAGCGGCCGTCACCCTGCGTGATGTGACGCTGTGTCACGACGGGGGTGATCATGGGGCTCGTCACCGACCGGATCGCAGAAGAGATCGCCGGTCTTCGCGTCGACGAAATAGCGCCTGGCCTGGCCCAAGTCGCCATCAGCCTCGCCGAGTCGATCGACGAGAAGGGCGGCGCGACCGCCAAGGCGAATGCCGCCCGCGAGCTACGCGCCGTGATGAACGACCTGCGGAGGCTGGCCCCCGTCGAGACGAAGGGGGACTCGGTCGATGACATTGCTGAGCAGCGAGCGAAGCGCCGTGCGGCTGCCCGCGAGCAGGCCGCCGGAGGCTGACGGCCGCGTGTACGGCTGGCAGGAACCTCCGATCCAGATCGCGCCCCCGGCCGTGTCCACTGCGGGCCAGGAGGCGATCGACCTGGCGGCCCGGGCCGGGCTGCAGCTGGACCCGTGGCAGCAGCACGTGCTGCGCGTCGGGATGGGCGAGAAGCCGGATGGCAGCTGGGCGGCGTTCGAGGTCGCGTTCAACGTGCCGAGGCAAAACGGCAAGGGCGGGATCATCGAGGCCCGTGAGTTGTGGGGGCTGTTCATCGGCGGCGAGGAACTGATCCTCCACTCGGCGCACGAGTTCAAGACGGCGAAGAACGCGTTCAAGCGCATCGAGCGCCTCATCCGACAGACCCCTGACCTGCACAAACGCGTGAAGACGTACCGGCAGACGGTCGGCGAGGAAGGCATCGAGCTCTACACCGGGCAGCTGCTGCGGTTCATCGCCCGATCCAAGGGCTCGGGTCGTGGCTTCACCGGGCACTGCAATGTGATGGACGAGGACATGATCCTCGGCGACAACGAGATGGACGCGCTGCTGCCGACGATGGCGGCCGTCGAGGACCCGCAGATTTGGTACGCGGGCAGCGCGGGCATCGGCGCTCCGTCCGTACAGCTGGGGCGTCTGCGCCGTCGAGCGCTGGCCGCGATCGAGCTGGGCGAGCCGGATCCGTCGTTGGCGTACATGGAGTGGTCGGCCGAGCCGCACGTCGACGAGTGCCCGGCCGACTGCACGGCGCACGACGATCCCGACTCCGACGAGGCGGTGCTGAAGTCCAATCCGGGCGTCGGCTATCGGCTGACGCTGGAGAAGGTGGCCAGAGAGCGGGCGACCCTCAGTACCGCCGGGTACGCGAGAGAGAGGCTCGGCGTGGGCGACTACCCGTCCGACACCGCGGACACCTGGCAGGTCATCGGCGAGGACGCGTGGCGGGCCCTGGCGGCCGCTGAGAGCTCCCCGTCGGACCCGGTGGCGTTCGCCATCGACATGACCCCGGAGCGCAGCCACGCGGCGATCGCGGTGGCGGGTGAGTGGCGCGGCGGCACGCACGTCGAGGTGGTCGACCACCGTCCGGGTACGGGCTGGATCCTCGACCGGGCCGCGGAGTTGCACGAGAAGTGGAAGCCGCGGTGCTGGGTCGTCGACGCCGGCGGCCCGGCCGGATCGCTCATCGCCGACCTGCAAGAACGCCTCGACATCGAGGTGGTGCAGCCGAAGGCCCGGGAAGTCGCCGCGGCCTGCGGCCAGTTCTACGACGCGGTGACCGAGCAGTCCCTGTCCCACCTCGACCAGGCGCCGCTCGCCTCGGCGCTGGCGGGCGCGCAGAAGCGCCCGCTGGGCGATGCGTGGGCATGGGCGCGGCGGATCGTCTCGGTGGACATCAGCCCGCTGGTGGCGGGGACGCTCGCGAAGTGGGGCCTCGGGGTCGAGGTCGAGGACGACGTCGATCCGCTCGACAACATCCTGTGAGGGAGGGCCCCATGACCAGGGCAAACGTGGCGGGCGCCCTGGCGTCGGCGGCCGGCTGGGCGGCGCGGCGGCTGCCCGGCCTGGCCGGGGCCGGGCTGATCTCCTGGGCGGCCTGCATGGTCTACCTGCCCGCGGGCCTGGCGTTCGCCGGCGCGTTCTGCCTGATGGCGGATTGGAGGTCGGCACGGTGAGCCTGTTCTTCGGCCGGCGCGAGCAGCGCTCGGTGTTCCCTGAGCCGCCCATTCCCCGGCCGTCCTCGGCCTGGACGTACAACAAGGTGAACCTGGCGCAGGCCGAGACGAGCCTGCAGAAGGTGGCCATCTGGTCGGCGGTCGACCTGATCGCGTCCCTGGGCTCGGTGCTGCCCGTCGACGTCTACGAGGGCACGGGCACTTTGCAGCGGGAGGTGCCGAAGCCGAAGATCCTCGAAGACCCGTCCGGCGAGGGCTACGGCCTGGCGGACTGGACGTACCAGTACCTGATGTCGATCCTGCTGCGCGGCAACACCAATGGCCGGGTCGCCGACCGTGACCGGCTCGGCAACCCCACACAGATCGTGCTGTTCCATCCCGACGAGGTGCAGGGCTGGCGGGACCTGAAGTCCGGTCTGCCGCAGTGGCGCGTGTACGGCGAGACGGTGCCGAACGAGGAGATGTGGCACCAGCGGGCCTACACGGTGCCCGGCCGGCTGATGGGGCTGTCCCCGATCGCCCACCACGCCACCACGATCGGGCAGGGCATCGCGGCCGCACGGTTCGGGCAGCAGTGGTTCGAGGACGGCGCGCATCCCTCCGGGATCCTCTCCAACGAGCAGGCCCTGAAGCCGGAGCAGGCGCGCACCGCGAAGGAGCGGTTCATGGCCGCGCTGCGCGGCACCCGTGAGCCGGTCGTGCTGGGGCAGGGCTGGAAGTTCCAGGCCATCCAGGTCAACCCGGAAGAGTCGCAGTTCCTGGAGACCCAGAAGTACACCGCCGCCGAGTGCGCCCGGATCTACGGCCCGGGCATGCCGGAAATCCTGGGCTACGAGACGGGCGGGTCGATGACCTACGCCAACGTCGAGCAGCAGGGCCTGAACCTGCTGACCTACGCCCTGGATCGGTGGCTGGTCCGCACGGAGACCATGTTCACGGCGCTGCTGCCCCCCGGCCAGTTCGTGAAGATCAACCGTGCTGCGCTGACCCGCACCGACCTGCTGACCCGCTACAAGGCGCACGCGCTGTCGCTGCAGAACAAGTGGGCGGTGCCCAACGAAGTCCGTCAGGTCGAGGACATGCCGCCCACCTCGTGGGGCGACGAGCCGGTGGCCGAGTCCGCCCCGAAGGTGAAGATCGGTGACTGAAGGAGGGACGCTGTGAGCGTCAAGAGCGACCGGGCCAAGCGGTCCGGGACCGAGCGGCGCGCGTTCCCCGTGCAGCTCGAGGTGCGCGCCAAGGCGGGCGCGAGCAATGTGTCGACGATCCAGGGCTACGCCTCGGTCACCGAGGAGCCCTTCGAGATGTGGGACTGGCTCGGCCCGTACTCCGAGGTCGTCCGCACGGGCGCCTTCGGCAAGACCCTCGCCGAGAACCCGCAGGTGCAGCTGCTGCTCAACCATGGCGGGCTGGCGATGGCGTACACGAAGGCCGGCAGCCTGCGCCTGTCCGAGGACGCCACGGGCCTGCACATGGAGGCCGACGTCTCCACGCAGCGCTCCGACGTGGGCGACATGCTGGCCGCGCTCGACGAGGGCAGCGTGGACGAGATGTCGTTCGCGTTCCGGGTGACCCGCCAGCAGTGGTCGCCGGACTACGACCAGCGCGACATTCTCGAGGTCGACCTGCACCGCGGCGATGTGTCCGTCGTCAACTTCGGTGCGAACCCCGCAACTTCGGTCGGCGCGGTGCGCGCGGCCGACTTCGACCGCCTCGACGAGGCGGACGCACGGGCGCTGTACGAGCGCCTGCAGCGCCGGTTTAAGCCCGCTGAGGCGGAGCCGCGGACGCTGTCGCTGTTCCAGGCTCAGGCCACTGTTCTCGGCCTGTAGCCGCCCCTGACGCCTGCACCACCTGACGCGCCGGAGCCCACGCCGGAGCGGTCCTCGGCATGCCCGCAGGACCGCCACCACCTGGGCCACCACCCGAACGGCACGCGGGCGCGACCCACACCCATCACCATCGAAGGGAGCGAGCCATGCTCGCCTACCTGCGCAAGCAGATGCAGAGCGCGCTCGAAGCCCGGGCCGCGCTGAAGACCGAGATCGACGGCATCGTCAAGGCCGCCGAGGACGCGGGCCGCGAGAAGCTGTCCGCCGACGAGCAGACCGCGTTCGACGCCAAGCGTGCAGAGATCCGCGCGAAGGACGGCGAGATCGAGGAGCTCGACGGCAAGATCAAGGAGCTGGAGGAGGACGAGCAGCGCGAGCAGCGCGCGGCCGCGATCCACGCCCGGCACGGCCAGGGCGGCGAGCGCCGCGAGCGCGTCACCGTCACCTCGGAGCCGGAGACCTACCGCAAGGGCGGCCGGACGTCCTACTTCCGCGACCTGTTCCGGGCGCAGATGAAGGGCGACTCGGCGGCCATCGAGCGCCTGGGCCGCAACGACCGTGAGGTGGCCGACCGTCTGGAGCGGATCGCCCGCGGCGCCGAGCAGGCGCTGGAAGGCCTGGAGGCCCGCGCCCTGACGACCACGGACGGCGCGGGCGGCGAGTTCGTCCCGCCGCTGTGGATGATCAACGACTATGTGGCCCTCGCGCGTGGTGGCCGCGTCGTCGCCGACCAGGTCCGGCCGATGGCGCTGCCCCCGGGCACCGACTCCATCAGCCTGCCGCGTGTCGCCACCGGCACGGCCACGGCGGAGCAGGCCACGCAGAACACGGCGGTGCAGAACACGGACGCGACCACCAACTCGGTGACCGCGGCCGTGGCGACCATCGCCGGTCAGCAGGTCGTGGCGCAGCAGCTGCTCGACCAGTCCCCGATCAACATGGACCAGATCCTGCTCGCGGACCTGGCGGCGGACTACGCGGTCAAGGCCGACACGTTCGTCATCAACAACAACGCCGCGAACAAGCTGGGCCTGCTCAACGTGTCCGGCCTCAACGCCATCACGTACACCGACGCGACACCGACGGTCGCCGAGCTGTACCCCAAGGGCGCCGACGCGGTGCAGCAGATCCACACCGGCCGCTTCCTGCCCGGCGACAAGCACTTCATGCACCCGCGCCGCTGGGCGTGGATGACGGCGGCCGTCGACACCGCCGGCCGCCCGCTGGTGGTGCCTGCGGCGAACATGCCGCAGAACGCGCTCGCCTCGTTCGACGCGGTCAACTCGGAGGGCTTCGTCGGGACCTGGCACGGCCTGCCGGTCTACCTCGACCCGAACATCCCCATCAACCTCGGGGCGGGCACCAACGAGGACCGCATCATCACGCTGCGCTCCACCGACGTGATCTTCTTCGAGGGCACGCCGCAGGCCGAGGCGTTCCGCGAGACGAAGGCCGACCAGCTGTCGGTGCTGCTGCGGTTCTACAACTACGCGGCCCTGCACGCCTCCCGCTACCCGAAGGCGATCTCGATCATCGCCGGTACCGGCCTGATCACCCCGACGTTCTGAGCCGATCCGGGCCCGGGTGGCGTGATGCTGCCCGGGCCCGGTCTGCAGGGAGGCAGACATGCCCGAGCAAGAGAAGGCGACCAACGTGCGGACCGGCGAGGAAACCGTCACCGAGGTGCCGACCGCGGACGAGGCCTACGTCGCGTCGCTGCTGCGCGAACGCGAGGGCTACGCCCGCCACAGTCGCGCCGACCGGGTGGCGGACGTGGACGCCGAGCTGAAGCGGCTGGGCGTCTCCGTGGCCGGCGGCAAGGAGACGGCCGTCGAGTCCAAGCCCCGCCGTACCGCCACCCGCTCCAAGTAGGGGGGGAACGGTGCCGGGGTTCGGGATGCTGCAGGACACCTTCGACGACGGCGTCCGGGACCCGGTGCTGTGGTCGGCCTCCTACGGCGATGTCGTCGAGGTGGGCGGCCGGGCGCGGGTGCCGTGCACGACGGACTACTCCGCCTACGGGTCGGCCCTGGTGTACAGCCTGGCCGGAGCGCAGGTGGCGTGCCGCGTGTACCCGCCCGCCGCGGGCGGCGCCCTCGTGGAGGCGCTGGCCGAGGTCCTCGTGCTGTCCGGCACCGGGGGCACCGACGCCGGGTTCAGCCTGAACGTGGTCACCGGTCTGCTGAAGCTGATCAGTCGTGTCGGCTACGGCGACGTCGGCGAGGTGGCCCTCGCCTACTCGCCGACGGATCACGCCTGGGTGCGGCTGCGGGAGGCCGCCGGGTCCCTGTACTGGGAGACCAGCCCGGACGGCGTCACATGGACAGTCCGGCGCACCGCGGCGTCCCCGACCTGGGTGAGCAACGCGAACCTGAGCGTCGTCCTGGCCGGGCACCGCGACAGCGGCACCGGCGACTACTCGCAGTTCGACAACTTCAACATCGTCCGGTCCGGTGGGCTGCGTTCGCTCCAGCGCAGTCTTGCCGGGCCGGGCCCCTACCCGCGGACCACGTCGACGGTGAAGGGGGCATGAGGTGAGCTACGACCTGGGCGCGGTCGTCCCGCTGGGCGCCACGGTGCGGGACGCCTCGGGGGCGCTGGCCAACGCCGGGAACATGGCACTGACCGTCACGCTGCCCGACCAGACCACGTTGTCCGTGCCAACGGTGGCGCCGACGTCGACGGGCACCTACGCCTACGACTACCCGAGCGTGCAGGCCGGGCGGCACACGGTGCGCTGGGTGGCGACCGGCGTCAACGCCGGCGCCTACGTGGACGTGTTCGACGTGCGCGAGGCCGCTCCGCCGATGCTGTTCTCCCTCGCCTCGGCCAAGGCGAAGCTCGACATCCCGGCGACGAGCACGGGCGACGACGAGGAACTGCGGGAGTTCATCGAGGCGACCACGGCGGCCGTGGAGTTCTTCGTCGGCCCGGTCGCCCGCCGCACCGTGCAGCAGGTCGTCCAGGGCGACCGTGAGGCGTGGCTGCTGCACACGACGCCCGTGCTCGCGGTTACCGCGATTACGCCGCTGCAGTCCTGGCAGCAGGCCATCGACGTCAGCGTGCTGGACGTCGATGGCCGCACCGGGATCCTGCGCCGCACGGACTGGCTGTGGTTCTTCTCCGGCGACTACCGGGTGACGTACACCGCCGGCCGGGCCATCGTCCCGCCGAACGTGTCGCTGGCGGCGAAGCTGATCCTGCAGCATCTGTGGCGCACCAATTTCGGGGCGGCGCGCGGGCCTTCGGTCAGCGACGACTTCCTGGCGACGGAGCAGGTGCCCGGTTTCGGCTATGCGATCCCGAACCGTGCGCTGCAGCTGCTGCAGGGCGACCGGCAGTTGGAGGGCTTCGCATGATGACCTCCCGCGTCCCGGCCGCCGTCGACGCGCTGCTGGCAATCCTGCGGGCCGCCCCGGCGCTCGCCGAGGTCGACGTCATCGACGGCCCGGCCGCCATCAACTACACCCGGCTGCAACGCCTGTACGTCGGCTGGCAACCGACCGCCGACGGAGCCGTCTCCCTCGAGCAGGCCTTCAACTCGGCGGGCGCACGCACCCGGGACGAGGCGTTCGCGATCCACTGCTACGCCGAGGCGCGCGCCGGCGACAAGGACATGCAGGCCCGCCGCACCGAGGCGTTCGCGCTCGTCGGCGAGGTCGAGACGGCGCTGCGCGCCACGAACACCGCACCCACCGCGCCGACCCTGAACGGCACGGTGCTGTGGGCTCACCTGACCGCGGGTGATCTGACCGAAGTGCAGGCGGATGGCAGCCTCGCGGGGCTCGCCTTCACGGTGACCTGCCAGGCCCGTATCTGACCAATCCAGCAAGGGAGTTGTGCCATGGCGCGTGTGCGCTACCTGGGGCCGGAGCCGGTGACCGTGCCCGAACTCGGTGACCGCGAGGTCCACCCGGACGAGGTCGTCGAGGTGCCCGACGAGCGCTTCGACGGCTACGTCTGCCAGACCTCGAACTGGGAGGCCGTCGAGGAGCCCGGTGCGAAGAAGAAGACCGCGGCCAAGTCGGCGCCGCAGAAGCAGGAGGGCTGATCCATGGCGATCGGATCCGGGCTCGGCGCCCAGCTCGGCATCGTTGCCGAGTCGACCTACGGCACCTTCGTGGCGCCCACGCGCTTCATCGAGTTCACGAAGGAAAGCCTCGCTCTGAAGAAGACGACGGCGCAATCCGCGGGTATCGCGGCCGGCCGCCTGCTGCCGCTGTCGGCGCGGCGCGTGCTGACCCGCAGGGAAGTCCAGGGCAGCATCGACCTGGAGGTCACCAACAAGTCGATGGGTCTGCTGCTGCAGGCGCTGATGGGGACGACGGTCACCCCGGTGCAGCAGGGTGCGACGACCGCCTATCTGCAGACCCACACGCTCGCCTCGATCGCGGGCAAGAGCCTGACGATCCAGAAGGGCGTGCCGCTCACGACGGGCACCGTGACGGACAAGTCGTTTCTGGGCTGCAAGGTCACCTCGGGTGAGTTCTCGTGCGAGGTGGGCGGCATGCTCATGGGCACGTTCGAGATCGACGGCAAGGACTGCGACGAGGCCCAGACGCTGGCGACGGCCTCGTACCCGTCGATGTCGCCATTCCACTTCGGGCAGATGGCGGTCAAAACCGGCACCTTCGGCGCGGAGACCGCGCTCGACGGCATCCGCAAGATGTCCTGCAAGATCGAACGCCCGCAGGATGTCGAAAGGTTCTACGCCGGGCAGGCCGGCCTGAAGAAGGAGCCGATCGAGAACGACCAGGTGAAGATCTCCGGGACGATCGAGACGGACTACGTCGCCACGACCCTGGACGACCTGCACACCAGCGACGGCGCGACCTCGCTGGTGTGGGAGTTCGTCGGCCCGATCATCGCCTCCACCTTCGCGGAGACGTTCCGCGTCACCCTGCCCGCGATCCGCCTGGACGAGGGGCCGCCGGTCGTCGACGGCTTCGGCGTCGTCAAGCCCACCTTCAACTACGTGGGCCTGTACGACGGCACGAACCAGCCGAAGATCGAGTACATGTCGGTCGACACGGTCGTGTGAGCGGGCCATGACCCGTGATGTGCGGATCCTCAACACCGGCAGCCTGCTGGAACTGCAGCGCAGGCTGCGGGCTGCCGGTGGCGAGAACATCCGCTCAAGCATGCAGCGCCGTATCCGGCGCGCCGCCGAGCCGCTGCGCGACGACCTGCAGGACACGATGCGCGGCCTGGACATCCGCAGCCAGGGCCGCAGCGGCAGGCCGGGCGGACCCTCGCCGAACACCCGCCCGCTGCGGTCGACGATCGCCGACGCGATCCGCATCTCGGTGCGCACCGGCTCCAACCCCGGCGCCACCGTGTGGATCGACAAGGGGCGCATGCCGCCCGACATGAAGAACATCCCCGCCCAGCTCAACAGCGGACGCCTGCGCCACCCCGTGTTCGGCAACCGCCGTCGCTGGGCCAACCAGTACGCATCGCCTCCGTGGTGGGACACGACCGTCCGCCACCACACCCCCCGTATGGAGCGAGAGGTGGCCCGCGTCCTCGACGACGTCCGGCGCCGCCTCGAATGAGGAGCACCCGTGATCATCACCTACAGCCCTGAGGGCGCCGAGCCGCAGCACCTGGACGCGGGCCGGATGCGCGCCTCCGAGATCCAGATCATCGAGCGGACCGTCGACGGCCACTGGGACGCGATCAGGGAGGCGATGGCCGAGGGCGAGATCAACGCCCTGCGCGTCGTCGCCTGGGCCGTCAAAAAGCGGGCCGAACCCACCCTGCGGTTCGCCGACTTCGACCCGTGGGAGGGCGAGCTGCGCGTGCGCCTGGACGCACGCGAGGTCGGCCTGTGGGCGGCGCGAATCTTCGAGAAGTACCGCTCCAACCCGGACGATCTCGCCGAGGCGTTCGACGAACTGCGCGACTCCGCCTTCGACCGCGCGGACGCCGAGAAGGCCATCGCCGACGTGACGGCCCCAAAAGACCCGGCCCCAGCCGAGGAGCCGGAGCCGATGTCGGTGGACGGTTCAGCGACCGCGTAGAGAGCTACCTGCCGCTGTTCGCGTTCTACCTGCACCTCACCCCGGCGGACGTCGACGACCTCACCGAGGACCGCTTCGAACTGCTCGCCACCTGGATCGACAGCCACCAGGCCCAGCTACGGGCCCAAGCCTCGGGGGGTGAGGGATGACTCAGCGGCTGCGGTTCATCCTCGACGGCGACGACAACCTCACCCGCGTCCTCAACCACGCCGGGGACAGCAGCGCCCGCCTGCACCGCCGCCTCAACGACGACATGGACGGCAACAGCCGGGCCGTGCGCGGGTTCACCCAGGACGCGGACGGCCGCTTCCGTGACCTGCGCGGCCGGTTCCTGTCGGTGGCCGACGCCCAGCGGATGATGGCCGGCGGCATGCCCGACCTGACCCGCCGCCTGGGTGACGTGAGCGGGGCGGCCGGGTCGGCGGGCGAGGCGGGCATCGGCCTGATGGGCGCGCTCAAGGGCGTCGCCGTCGTGGCTGGCATGTCGCTGCTGCCCGCGCTCGGCGCCCTGGTGCCGATGGCGGCCGGCGCCGGGCTGGCCCTGGGCACCCTGAAGCTGGGGTTCGCCGGGGTCGGCGACGCGATGGCCGTGGCCGGTGACAAGAAGAAGTTCGCCGAGCAGCTGAAGAAGATGTCGCCGGAAGCCCGCGACTTCACCAAGTCGCTGGTCTCGCTGAAGAAGGAGTTCGGCGGGATCGGCAAGGAGATCCAGAAGGCGATGCTGCCCGGCTTCACCAAGGCCGTGCAGGCAGCCGGGCCCGTGGTGAAGATCCTCGGCAAATCGATGACGGAGATGGGCGACGCGTTCGGCGATGCGGCCGAGGGCGTGGGCCGCCTGCTGAAGGACTCCGGCTTCCAGGACGCGCTGCAGGCCAACCTGAAGCTGGGCATCGGATTCATCAAGGACATGACGTCCGCGATGGGCCCGTTCGTGCGGAGCCTGCTGGACTTCGGCGCCGCGTCCGGCCCGACCCTGAAGGCGTTCTCGGACGGCATCGGCGGCCTGTTGACCAAGGGTCTGCCCGGCATGTTCCAGGGGCTGCAGCAGGGCATCCCCGGCGCGGCGAAGATGCTCGACGGCCTGTTCTCCGCGGTCAACAACATCCTGCCTGCGCTGGGCCGTCTGTCGGGCGAGATGGGCAAGACCCTCGGCCCGGTGTTCGGCGAGACGTTCCGGCTGCTGGGCGGCATGGCGTCTGGTGCGATGGATGCGCTGGCGGGCGAACTGAAGGTCCTGAGCCCGCTGTTCCGGGACCTGACGTTCGGCCTGAAGTCCGTGCGCGACCTGGCGAAGATTGTCGGGCCGACGCTGGCGGACACCGGCAACGCGATCCTCGGCGCGTTCCTGCCGATGGGCTCGTCCGTCGAAAAGGCCGTCGGCCCGCTGCAGCGCCTGAACCAGGCGATCAACAACAACAAGGGCGCCATCCTGGAGGGCACCCGGATCTTCGGCGACGCCATGATCGGCTTCGTGAGTGCCAGCCTGCAGGCCACCCCGAAGATCATCCACGCGTTCATGCTGATGTCCGGCGGGATCCTCACCGCCATGTCGGGCATCGTCCACGGGGCGGCGACCGCCTTCGGGTGGGTGCCCGGCATCGGCAGCAAACTCAAGTCCGCGGACCGGGCGTTCTCCGGCTTCAAGGACAACTACATCACCGGTCTGAGCAAGGCCGAGACTGCGGCCAGCAAGTTCGCGGCGGCGACCCTGCCGAAGCTGAACGCGGGCAAGCTGAAGATGGACATCAGCAACTGGCAGCAGCAGATCGAAGCGGCCAAGGCCAAGATGAAGACGGTCCCCCCGTCGAAGCAGGCCGCCCTCAAGGCCACGATCAAAGACCTGCAGGACAAGGTCGCTACGGCCAAGCAGAACCTCGCGGACCTCAAGGGCAAGTCCGTCGGCCTGACGGCGAAGGACCTGATCAGCCCGAAGGCGCGGGCCGCCTACCTCGCCGTCCAGGCCCTGCACAGCAAGACGATCACCCTGACCACCGAGCACCGCAACGTGTACACCGGCAAGGGCGGCCGCGGCGCCAACGCCTACGCCTCCGGCGGCAACCCGATGGCGGGCGAGCTCGCCATGGTCGGCGAGCAGGGACCCGAGTTGGTGGTGTTCGGGCAGGCCGCAAAAGTCTTCGACGCGAAGACCACGAAGTCGATCCTCGGCGGCCCGGTCGGCGCCGGCCGCGCGGCCGGGCAGGGCCTGGCCCTGGGGCTCGGCGCGACGGGCGGTGTGTACTCGGCGGCCCGGGCGATGGCGGCCGCGGTCACCGCCGGTGTCCGTGACGAGCTGGAGATTGCGTCGCCGTCGAAGAAGATGAAGGCGCTCGCCAAGGACATCGGCAAGGGCCTGATCGTGGGGCTGACCGGCACCCGCGACAAGATCAAGGCGACGGCGAAGGACCTGGCGAACGACATCAAGACGGCGTTCTCCGGCAAGAAGGAATCGTCGCTGCTGAAGATGGTCGACAAGCAGACGAAGAAGCTGCTCGACCTGGCGGACAAGCGCGACAAGATCGCAGCGAAGATCGCCGAGGCGAAGTCCTACGCGTCCGACGTCACCAAGAACGCCCGCAGCCAGGCGGGTCTGTCCAACCTGGGCATGTCGCCGGAGGAGGTCACCGCCGGGGGCATCAAGGCGGGCCTCGCGAGCAAGCTGGCGCAGATCAAGCAGTTCTCCAAGTACATCTCGATGCTCGCCAAGCGCGGCCTGAACAAGGGCCTGCTGCGGCAGATCCTCGACATGGGCCCCATCGACGGCTACGCCTACGCCTCCGCCCTCGTCGGCGCGGACAAGGCAACCTTCTCGGCGATCAACAAGACGCAGGCGTCGATCGACAAGGAGTCGAAGAAGCTCGGCAACAAGGGCGCCGACATCCTCTACGACTCCGGCAAGAACGCTGGCAAGGGGTTCCTCGCGGGGCTGCAGGGCCAGAAGAAACACATCGAGAAGCTGATGATGGACATCGCCAAGGGCATGCAGAAGAGCCTGAGGAAGGCTCTCGGAATCAGCTCGCCCGCGAAGAAGATGATCCCCGACGGCATCAACACCATGAAGGGCGTTGCTGTCGGCATCCTCCGGGGCTTGCCCCACATCGACGACGCCATGGCGGCCGCCGCCGGACGGATGACCGGGGTGCGCCCGGTGCGCGGCCGGCCCGCGGTCGCAGCCGCGGGCGGCGGGGCGATGAACGTGAACATCACCGTGGCCGACGCGCGCGACCCGATCGCCGTGGCGAAGGAGATCCGCCGCGAACTCCTGGAGCTCAAGCGCGTGTTCGGTCTCAACGTCGAACTGAAGGTGGGTTGAGCTCGTGCCGCTGCTGGTGGAAGCGGGTTGGGGCGGCCTGGTGCAGGCACCCAGCACCATCACCTGGACCGACATCACCCAGTCCGTCGACTGCGATGTGACGGGCGTGACCATCACCCGGGGCGCCTCCGACGAGCTGTCGGAGACGCAGCCCGGCACCGCCGTCCTGCGCCTGGACAACCAGGACGGCTGGTTCACCCCGGGCAACTCCGCCTCGCCGTACTACCCGTATGTGCGGCGCAACGCCCCGATCCGGATCTCGGCCGCGGTCATCCCGTCCAAGTCCGGATCGTCGCCCTACCCGATCGAGCAGCTCGGCGACGACTTCGACGCCACCAGCGTCAACACCACCCGGTGGCCCACCGTGTACGGGGGCGCCTCCCAGGTCGGCGGGCGGGCGCGCATCCCGTGCGTGCCCTCGGCGTTCGCCGGGTTCCTGTCCGTGCGGGAGTGGAAGCTGACCGGCTCCAAGGCGGTCGCGAAGCTGTGCAAGGTGCCGGCCGCGAACGGGTCGAGCACGGGCGCCGCCTCCATGTGGGTCAACTCGGCGACCGCCGGCACCCGGATCGGCTTCACCTACAACCCGGCCACCGGCGTGCTGTTCTGCGACAACCACGTCTCCTTCGGCGACGCCTCGCACACCGCGCTCACCTACAGCCCGATCGATCACGCCTGGCTGCGGGTGCGCGAGTCGGGCGGCACCGTGTACTGGGAGACGTCCAGCAACGGCTACGGCTGGACGGTGCGCCGCTCCCTGGCCACCCCGGCCTGGGTGGGCACCGACACGGCGACGTTCGAGTTCACCGGAACCCGCACCGGCGGCACCACCGACTACATCGAATGGGACCTGCTCGGCGCGTCCGTGCGGCCCCGCTTCTGGGGCATGGTCAACGAGTTCCCCGTCGACTGGGAAGGCCTGAGCTCGCACGTCACGATCTCGTGCACGGACCTGTTCAAACGCCTCAACCGGCTGCCCGCCCTGCGCTCCATGCTCGCCGAGGAGATCCTCAGCCAGGACATCGCCGGAGTCACCGACCTGGTCGCCGCCTACTTCCCGCTCACCGAGGCGTCCGGATCGACGTCGGCCGGCGACATCTCCGGCGGCGGCTGCACCTCCCTCGCGCTCACCCAGGTCGGCACCGGCGGCAGCCTCGACTTCGGCAGCGACGGACTCGCCGACACCGGCGACACCTCCGTCACCTTCACCCCGGCCAGCTCCACCCAGGGCAAGTACCTGACCGCCGACCTCGGCGCCGCGTTCCAGGCCAACTCCGTCCCCGGCTCGTACCAGCAGGTCGAGTTCTGGATCAAGACGACGGTGACGAGCCGGGCGATCCTCGGCCTGTACGAGCCGAGCCTCGACCACCAGCTGGTGTTCTCCCTCGACGGCTCCGGCAACTTCCAGGCCGAGTACACCGACAGCGGCGGCACCCTCACCGTGTGGACCTCCACGCACGTCATCAACGACGGCAACTGGCACCACATCGTCCACGACGGCACGTCCCCCGCCTCGCTGTACATCGACGGCGTATTCGCGGGCGGCAGCGCGTTCCTCCCCGCCATGACCGGGCTGCGCAACCTGCACGTCGGCGGCTACCGCGGCGGCCGCCTCTTCAACGGCCAGCTCGCCCACGTCGCCGTCACCTTCACCAACAGCCCCGCCGGTGACGTCATCGCCGCCGACCACTACGAGGCCGCCACCACCGGCTTCGCCGGGGAGGCCGCCGACGTCCGGATCGAGCGGCTGGCCCGGTACGCGGGCCTGTCCAGCGTGACGCTGTGGGGATCCACCTTCGACCCGATCGCCTCCCAGGGGGCGGCCGGATCCACGGTCGTCACCCGCATGCGGGAGGTCGAAGCCACCGAGTCCGCCCGGCTGTTCGCCGAGCGCGACTGGTACGGGCTCGCCTTCCAGTCCCGGGACATCCGCTACAACCCCGACCCCAGCAGCGAGGTCTTCACGATCGACTACGCCGACCTGGAGACCCGCAACGTCGAACTCTCCGACGACGACCAGAAGATGGTCAACGACGTCGAGGCCTCCCGCCCGGGCGGCGCCACGCAGCGGGTCACCGCGCCCGCCTCTGTCCTCGCGTTCGGCTCGTACCCCGACCAGCTCGACATCCTCAAGACGTCCGACAACAGCGTCCTGGACGCCGCCTACTGGCTGGTCTCCCGGTACGCCAACCCGGGCCCCGAGTTGCGCGAGGTACCCATCCAGGCGTTCACGATGTCCAGCTACCTGGACATCCTCGACGCCGAGATCTCCTCCTACTTCAGCGTCTACAACCTGCCCAGCCAGGCGCCGGCGTCGACGCTGCGGGTCACCGTCGAGGGCTACACCGAGACGATCAAGCACAACTCGCACCTCATCCAGTTCCACACCTCGGCGTCCATCACCGACTCCGTGTGGGTCCTCGACGACACCACCTACTCCGTCCTCGACTCCACCACCCGCCTCGCCTACTAGGAGCGCCGCATGCCCATCGCCGTGGTCAGGGCCGAGACGTACTACCTGCCGCCGCCCAGGCTGCCCGCCGACGCGTGGGCGGACGTGCCCGCCGCCGAGCTGGTCTGGAAGTGGATGGAGTACCGCACCGGCCGCCGCCTGGTCCCGCCCGAAGAGGCCGTCGACGACGTGTACTTCGCGCGCATCAACCAGAACCGGTGGGTCGCCGACTGCAGCAGCTGCGGGTCCGCGGCGATCGTCTCGCCGACCGACCCACGGTTCGCGTGCACCGAATGCCAGTGGGGCTGGTGCACGCTGCTCTTCCCGTCCGACCCGGCCGCCGTCGAGGCCGGACTGCTGCCGCTGAAGCCGGGGCTGCGGAACTGGTGGAACGACGACGACCCCACCAACCCGAACCGGCCACCGGACCCGGTGCCGGATCCCGGCCCGATGAGTGAGGCGTCATGACGTTCACCCCCCGCACCTGGGTCGTCGGCGAGGTCGTCACCGCAGCGCTGCTCAACCAAGAGGTGCGCGATCAGTTCAACTCGATGTTCGCGGCATGGACGACGTTCACCAGTTCGTGGACGTCGTCGGGCACCGCACCCGCCATCGGCAACGGGACCATCAACGGCCGGTACATGAAGTTCGGCCGGAACATCCTGTGCGAGATCCACACGACCATGGGCAGCACCACCACCTACGGCAGCGGCAACTACAGCTGGTCGCTGCCCGTCCAGGCTGCGAGCGGGGGTATCGCCCAAATCGGCAACGCCCAGCTGCTCGGCTCCGGTGGCGTGCGATGGGTCGGGCAGATCGTCATCTCCTCGGCCGCGACCACCTGCAGCGCGTTCCTGCCCGTCAGCAGCACCGACACCAGGACCGACTTCCTGACGGCCACCCGGCCGGAGACCCTCGCCTCCACCGCCCAGGTGCGGCTGACGTTCATGTACGAAGCCGCGTCCTGACCTGCCCCGCCTCTGTCCGCCCCGAGCTACATGGCCGGGGCCTTCGTCATTTCTGGAGCACCCATGCCTGACCTGTGGATGCCGGGCGCGGCCCGGCTGGACGTCGGCGACCACGCGCCGACCGACGGCGGCCCCGCCAAGGCCATCGCCCACATCACGTGGGACAAGAACGCCACCGCGGCCAAGCCGGTCGACCTCGTCCCGTACACCAGCCTGCGCAGCTACTTCGCGGGCGGCGGCGCCGGGGTTGCCCCGCACATCCTGTGGGATCCGTTCGAGGGGCACTTCACCCAGTTCGTGCCCGCGAACTCCCGCTCCAAGAGCCTCGTCGACCAGGCCGGCGGCACCCGCACCAACCGGGCCGGCACCGTCGTCCTGCAGATCGAGGCCCTGTTCTTCCCCTACTGCCGGGTCGGGACCACGGTGTACGCCAAGCTCACCGACACCCCGTGCAAGGGGTGGGCGGAGCTGCAGGCCTGGGTGCACTCCTGGGGTGTGCCGAACGCGTGGCCGATGGGCAAGCCGGTCGACTTCACCTCGCACCGCAGCGAGTCCGTATGGGAGAAGCAGGGCGGCTGGTACGGGCACAGCCAGGTCCCGGAGAACTCTCACCAGGACCCGGGCTCCTGGCCGGCGTTCGTGGGCACCACCCCGGCGGCGCCGAGCACGCCGAAGTACGAGCCGTTCCCGGGCGCCTCGTTCTTCAAGGTCGGCCGCCGCTCGCCGATCATCGCCGCCATGCACAAGCGGCTCGTCGCCGAGGGATGCAACCGCTACCAGTCCTCCGCCAACGCGGACGTGTGGGGCTCCGGCGACGAGCTGTCCTACGCGGCCTGGCAACGGAAGTTGGGCTACACCGGCAGCTCCGCCGACGGCATCCCCGGCTCCGCCTCCTGGGCCAAGCTCCACGTCCCCAACGTCTGAGAGGAACACCCCCGATGAAGGTCTCCAAGATGTGGAAGGCGATCGTCGCGGCCGCGGCCGCCGGGGCTGCAGCAGCGGGCACCGCCGTGCAGGACGGACGGGTCACCGCGGCCGAGGGCGTCACCATCGCCGTGGCCGTGATCGGCGCCTGGGGCGTCACCTACCGGGTGCCGAACAAGCAGGCCCCGACCGAGCAGTAGGGGGCCGCATTGGACGCCGCCATGGTCACCGCCCTGTCCGCCCTGATTGCGGGGCTGGCGGCCGCGGCGGCGGCCATGTACGGCAGCCGAGGCGCCAACAAGGCAGCCCGGGAGGGCACAGCGGTGACGGGATTCAACAGCCTCACGGACCAGCTCCAAGAAGAGCGCCGGGACCTGAAGACTGAGGTGGAGACCCTCAAGCTCGAACTGGCCACCGAGCGGGCCGAGTCGGCACGGCTACGACTCCTTGTCCAGCAGTTGGGGGGCACGCCGTGACGCGCACGGAGAGCGCTCTGTACCGGGCCCGTCATCTGCTGTGGATCGTCGCCGCGCTGCTGTTCCTGGGTGGCGCGGTGAGTCTGGCGTTCATCCAGATCAACCGTGAGTCGCACCGCGCGGACCTCCTCGCCGAGGAGGCGGACCTACGCGGCGACGCCGTGTCCACCCTGGCCGGGGACGTGCGCGCGCTGCGCCAGCAGGTCAGGGCGAAGGGGGAAACCCCGGTCGCCCCGGATCCGACGAAGGCCGTGGAGGATCTCTCCAAGCGGGCAGAGGTGCCCGTACCGATTCCCGGACC